TTCAGCTATCACTCTTGCGTCTATAAAAACACGAGTGTTCGTGATCTGTTCTAGTTCTGGCACGTTCTGGGCTTGATTTGCCTGCAGATTGTGCCCATACTGTGCCGGAACTGCAACCCCCTTTTGCTCGAACCGATACCAGAACTGGATTTTTTTAAGAAGCAGCACCGTTACCGCTGGCGTGGAAACTGGATTTTGGAAAGCGTCTGCGACGTTTTGCAAGAGGAGTTAAATCCTTTTGCTAAGAAAAAAATTGAAGAAACCAAGCATGGTGAAGATGGTTGGCTTGTAAGAGGTGAAACAATTCACCGCAGTCTGGATCGTTATTTAAAAGGAGAGGCAGTCACGCACGACTACAAGTGGCTCCCTTGGATTGATGCGTTATTAGGTGCTGAGCTTTTCCAGGGGATTAAAACGCTTGCCAGCGAATACTGCGTTGTGGATCGCTACAACAGCGTTGCTGGCAGCTTTGATTTTTTGATCTGCCATAAAGATGATCCTGGCTTTGTAATTCTTGGAGATCTGAAAACCGTAAGCAGTGCCAAGGCTGTTTCAGGCAGAAAACCAGCGACAGGGCAGCTTGGTGCATACACCAAAATGCTTGGGCAGCACTTTGGGCACATAACAGTCACTCAATGCGTCACCGTCGTTTCAGGCCCTGGCAAAGTCAAAATTATTAGGGAGGAGCCTCAAGACTGCATCAACGCATGGGAAGAGGCGTATGGGCGCCACCAAGCAAAATATGCCGCTTTCGACTTCTAATAAATGCGGACTAGAACCGGCTCACGCGCCTGCATCCCTCACTCCTGATCCGCTGCAAGAGACTCTGTCGCATCCGTTACAAAGGATACGAAACCACCATAACCACAGAGAAAGAAGTCGATGGACTGGGCAAGGATCCTGAAACAAGGCGGCATCCCTGAACCTCCTGGCTATTTGGAGACTGTTGCAAAAGTCAAGAGTAGACCTAAAAAAGAAAAGAAAAAACCTAAGGCCAAGAAAAAAGGTTGACATGGCATACCACCCAAGCCATAGTGCAAAGCATGAGTCGCCTACCTCAACTTCTCATGATCAAGTATGAATCCCGCAAACTGCGTTCTGGCTTTTATGACCCAGAACGCAGCAGCGCAAAAACCAACACGATTGTTTCTGTTGTCGCCTGTGTTTTGTTCGGTGTAGCTGCTTGGTATTCCTTGACTTCAACCTTGGACCAGCAGCAAGCACATCATTGCGAGCAAGGCTGGCAGCGTGCCTGCGAAAAGCTTAAGCAATGAGCCGTCTTTCGCGTCACATCAGAACAGACGATTTTATTGCAGAAGCCAAGGCACGAGCCAAGGCTGCACTAAAACAAAAAAACCCTAAACTTACGGCACTTGAAAAAGCCTTTCTTGAGGCTTTTAAAAGAGACCTGTAATTGTGGGCAGCAGTCGCGTAAGTCCCATGCACACCAACTTCTTTCTTATGAAATCCGCTACTATTAACCTCACAGAGGACCGCCAGCAAAAGCTGCAAGCATTGGTCGAGGCAGCACCTTGCTATACCGCTGAAGTCGAAATTGCTGGCAAGACTATTCGCACCAGTGAGCGTAAGATCTCAGCATCTGCGCTAGCTCAGAGCTTGCTTGATGGTGCAATCGACGAACACTTCTCCCGCCTGTAATTCGTTTACTTTTACTGTTCTTGGCAAACCTGCGCCACAGGGCAGTAAAAGACATATTGGCAAAGGCGTCATGGTTGAATCCTCTGATAGGGTTAAGCCATGGCGCTTAGACGTAAAGCACACTGCGTTGGGCTTGCTTCCTCACGACTGGTATGCCATGCTGGATAAGCCAATGGCAGTCACAGCAACGTTTGTTTTTGCCAGACCAAAAAACCATTTTCGCACCAACGGTCAACTGAAACCTGCAGCACCTAAGCACTGCACTTCCCGTGTGGGTGATGTTGACAAGTTGAGTCGAAGTATTTTGGACGCCCTTTCAGAAGGTGTGATTTTTAACGATGACGCACAAGTCATCAGCCTCAATGCCTCCCGCCGCTACGCCAATGACTCAGAGCAACCCTGTGCAATCATCACCGTTACAGCCATTTCCTAATCTATCTAGTGTCATCACAACTGATGATGTCAGTCAAAAAGGAACTGGCAGTTACAAAGCGGATTACGTCAACTGGTGCCGTGTTTCCAAGCTGCTTTTGGACCACGCTCCAGGCTTTCAATTTCATTTAGCTCACTATGTAGACAGCAGTCACGTTTGGAAAGCGCCCAATGGCACTGGCTATGTCGTCGGTTATTTCACCGGCCCTAATGGTGAGCGTACTCCTGATTTCCCTCAAGCCATCATGGACAACAGGAACAACCCTGTTGTCTACGAAAAAGTTACCGCTCGCGATTTAACAGACACACACAGAAGAGCTTTGGCTGCTTGCGCTGCATTTACGTTTGGTCTTGCATGGCAGCTTTGGGCACGCGAAGAGATTGAGAATCCCATGCGTGATTCTTCATCAGCACGAGCAGAAAGTCCTAAGCCTGCGGCTAAAATTGAAGGCGTATCAGATGGAGACCAACCACTCAGCAAAAACGATCGAGAACTTTGCCTAGGCTTGATCAAAGAATTGCAGGAAAAAGCTTGCCTCATTTCTTGCAGACTTTCGACGGAGTTTTGGTTTAGCAGAAAACGCTAAAGTTGCTCCAGCCTTGACTAGCAAAAAGCATCAAGATTGGATGAACGACAACATGCACAAGTATGTCTGATGAAAAAACAGTTCAAGCATTGCGCGACGATGAACGACGCAATCGCCACTTTCAAGTCAGGCTGGATTCTGATCTAGCCAAACAGCTTCGGCACTATGCCAAGCAACGCCATAACGGTGTTGTGAACATGGCGCTGACAACCATTGTCTCAAAATTTTTCAACGGTAAGTAAATGCTTAACATCACAGCTCACGGCAATCTCGGCAAAGACCCTGAAATCAAAGATGTCAAAGACACTCAAGTTGCTGAGTTCAGCTTGGCGGCAAGAACCGGCAAAGATGAAACCACTTGGATCAACTGTGCTGTTTGGGGAAAACGCGCAGATGTCGTCAAGGAGTATTTGCACAAAGGCGACAAGGTCACTGTTGCAGGCTCTGGCAAGCTAACCACTTACGAGAAAAAGGACGGCACAGAAGGGTTTTCGCTAAATCTGAATGTGTCTGATTTCACCTTGCCACCCAAGAAAGAAACAGAGGATGCCCCCTTCTAAAATGCGAATGCAGAGCAGGGAGCTTCGGCTCCCTTTTTTTATGGCCAAGCCAGAAATTCAGCAGGTAAACCGTAAAGGTGTTTTGCTGTGGGAGGTCAGCTACGCAGGAATGACAAGGTATTTTCGATGGGATTGGCAAGCGCGTCACCATTACGAGTCGTGCATCAGGCTGCACCGAACAAAGACTGGAGGCAATAACGGCTAGCCAGGCAGCATTGCCTTATCAAGCGCAGCAATCCGCTCCACCGCTTGCCTTAAAAGAATTCCCTGATGCCAGTTTTGCCTGATTAAAGCTATGCACAGTGACTGCAGATGATCAACGTCTTTTTCTTCGCTGACTCGGCGACAAGTGCATTCAAGGTTTAGTTTCTGTTCCAGGCTTGGCTCGATAATCATCCAGTCCATCGGAACGCTCCAGTGACTTTAGGTAAAGGCGCTCAGAAGCGTAAGGCTCCCTTGCACGCATGATGTCACCGACTACAGGAAACAGCCACTGATCAACCCGTACACAGTATTTAAAGTTGTACGGGTCCATGCAGCCGATAACGACTGTCGTCCAGAACGCGGTCAGGTAGCTCCAAACGACGTACCAGCTCATGCAACGCTTGGCATCACCGTTAAATGCCCGTTGTAGTGACCTGTTTCTGCATAGCTTTTCATTGGAACATTAGACATTGCATGAAATACCATTTGCCCAATTTTCATGCCAGGGTACAGCAACTGTGCATGATGTACTCTTTCGTTTTTGAGTTCAAGAGTCAGTCTTGATCCGTGCCAACCTGGATCGCACCAGCCAGC